TCAAAACGCCAACTCGGCGCCCACCTCGACATACTCGATCTTCTTTTCGTCGTGCCCCTCCTGATAATGCTTTGTCATCTTCTCGTCCGCATGGCCCATGAGCGCCTGGATGTACTCCTGTGGGAAGTTCTGCTGCTCGTACAGCCAGGCACCCAATGCGCGGATCTCGTGAAAAGTGGGGCGCTCTCCGGCCGGCACGTGGTCATAGGCGTGCGCTGCGTCCCTGGCCTTGCTGAACTCCTTGGTCAGGTAGTCCGGCGTTACCGATGTCCAGTGATCCTTGGCGTCTATCTGCTCCCGCCTGCGGGCTTTGGGCTTGTAGTGGATCAGGTAGGGCGAGGCGAGCGGTGAGCGCAGGCACTCTCCGATCACCTCCCGCAGCGTTGCGCCCATGGTGATCTTCAGGTGTACCGGGTTGTCGTAACCCTGGGTTTTCCCTGGCGACACCGTGAGCGTGTTCTTTTCCATGTCCGCAGCAGACTTCACCCAGGTGACGATGTCGTCCCGGCGCTGAAGGCTGGCCAGGGCCAGGCGGATTGCCCGCTTTAGCCATGGCGGCGTTGTTGCGGCATTGATGATCACCTTCAACCCGTCGAGCGTGTGGCGCTGGCGCTTTTTCTCAGCCTCCTTCTTCACCAGGGTAAGTTCGGCGTTGTTGCGTTCGGCCAGGCCCTTGGCCACTGCGAACGCGAATATCTGCACCCACAGCCCGCGGTGCTTCGTGTAGGCGTTGTTGCTGAAATTATCCAGGTACTCGGCCATGGCCAGCACATCCAACTGGCCTATCAATCGGTCGCCCAGGTCCTGCCGGTACCGCTCGAGCTTGAACTTGATCTCCTCTAGGGTGCGGGCGGCGTATGAGCGGTGCGGCAACCAATCTTCTTCGAAGCGCGTCAGCAGGTTGCTCACAATCGGTAGTCGGTCGCCGGTCAACACCGACAGCAGCGAGCCGTCATCTACGACCAGCTCGGCCATTTTGAGGTTGGCTGCCCGGGCCAGCTTGATTGCCTCCTCCAGAGGGCGGTTGATGCTGGTCATCACGCCCGTGACCGGGTTACGGTACCGCCAGTACTTCCCGTTCGGGTAAAGGTTTGGCGGCAGCTTCCTGTTTTGCAGCGTGCGGGGACGGGCCGCCATCACCCAATCTCCAGCATCTTGGCCAGCAGAGGATCACTCGACCCCATGACCGCCGCCTGCACGTCGACGAAATACATCCCGCCCTTTACCTCTCCAATCACTTCGCCTTCCTCAATCCATTTCTTCAACTGCTGCAGGCTCGGCTTTCCGCCGACGTACCGCAACTTCCTGTATTCGCCGGCCTCCATGAGGCGCGGCAGCTTGACCGTAATTTGCGCCAGGACTTTTGCCATACCTACCTCCCGCCCACGGTGGGCCGCGCTGTCTTGATGATGTGAATGGCCAGGCCGGAGCTGATCAGCAGCCAGGCGCATGTGCCGGCGAATGCGTAGAGCAGTGCCTCGGTGGTGCCGGTGTCCAGCAGGTCGAGCCCGAGCCAGCCGAACCAGCCGAGTGTTCCTACCAGGTACAGCAAAGCGCCCAGCAGTATCAGGGTGAGTTTCATAGCAAACATGGGGTGTCCTTGCCGCGCTGGGCGGCAGAAGGTGGGTTAGGGTTTGGCGGGGAACCACTCGGTGTCGTATTCGTGCTGGGTTACCAGCTCTGGCGTTAGGCTCGGCAGCCGACGCTCGAACACCAGGTAGCCATACGGTTTTTCAATCCAGTCAGGAGCCTCCTCCATGAACTTGGCCTTGAATATCCTCAGCAGATGGTCAGCAGCCTTCTCAAACTGATCTTCTCGATAGTTGCCTTCGCAGATGGTGCCATTGCTGACCCGCCAGACGGTGCGCCTTGGCTGACCCTCGGCCGCCTTGATCTTCTCGGCCATCTGGTCGCGGGCGTACCGCATCTGGTCCAGGGTCAGGGTCGCTACCCAGGCGTCGGTGCCGATGCTTTGCGTGTGGCCAAACTCGCATTTTATTTCAGGCATGTGCATAGCTCCGCCCGCCGCTCACCGGCAGGCATGTAGGGGGATTGGGGTTAGGGAAGCGTGGAGCCGATTTGCGCTGCTACGACTGTGATTGCCTGGCGGAGCGCGCCACCTCGATCCGCGTCGTCGGTCCAGCCGATGTTCTCGCCAAAGCCGCGACGCTCGACCATCACGTACTGCAGGTTGGTGAACCAGAGGATGCTGAGCTGAAGGTCTACCGCCAGGCGCATGGCCTGGACGTCATCACTGAGTGGCTGCCATTGCTCGCGGCCGGATTCCGGATCGTCGTAGTAGAAGGCATCGCTGCCGTGGCGGTACTCCAGCTCAAAGCCCATGGCCTTGGCCGATAGCTTTAGCAGTTCGTGGTCCGTCACGGCCTTTGCCCCTTTTCCGGCGGGGAGGGTGGAAAGCCGAAGTACATCCGGCGCTTTCCGGTGCCGCCGCATTCGCGACAGCCACTGGCTTTATGGGCGCTATATCCGTAGCTGCAACTGGAGCAGTCACAGCTGCAACCAGAGCACTCCACAGTGCACCGGGCTTCTTGCTCCACCACATCATCCCTAGTGATCAAGTAGCTTGACCGGCGATCCAGACGAAACCCAGTGATCTTCTCTGCGTCCTCATAGGTCGCTGGATCTCGCCTGAAACCCCAGCGCGCGGCCGGGTCGTCAACGATTCGGGTCACAGTTCTCATGGCCTTGGCCCCTTGTAGATGAAGACGTAGGCGAACCAGAGGGTGGCGATCATGGCGTCACCTCGACCAGTTTCCATTTGGTGTTGTTGCTCTGGCTGTGGTCCGACTCAACGAGGCCATCGCGCTTCATCAGCTCCAGCTCCCGTCGGATCTGCTTGGTGGTGAACGGCTCAATGTGAAGCCGGAACCACCAGGTGCAGAACCAGCCGCCAGCGCCCTGTACGCCGCTCATGTAGGTGATGATTCGTTGGCGCAGGCTCATGGCGTCACCCGCTTGAACTCGACAACCCAGACCCACGGGTTGGCGTTCCAGTCGCCGCCAGTGGACTCCCACAACTCCCGCCATGCCGCCGGGTACCAGTCGCGGTAATTCGGTGATACGTCATCGCTTGCGAGTTCCGGCGGACACAGCAGGCCTTCCGCCCTGATATCGGCGCGGCTGATGTCCTGCAACCGCTCGACGCGCACTTCGGTGATCTCCAGCAGGATGCGGCTGTCACGGCGGAACATATGGATGCTGGGTTTCCAGCGGATTTCGCTGGCGGCGGGGATATTCTCCAGTTTCGGCGGCAGGCAGGCGGGGTAGGTGGCGCCAAATGTCAGATAGCCAGGATCGCAATTGCCGACACGCGCCCAGGTCTCGCGCACCCACAGCCGGTCTCCGGGCTTGCCGTATGGGCAGGCAATTGGGTATTCCATACCTTCATGGTCAGACGTGAAGTCGCCAAATGCGTTGTAAGGCCACCCCCCCTTGCCGTGGTCGAGCATGATGAAGCCGTCGGCGTGAGCCTTGGTCGCTTTCACCGTCCGCCGCGTGACCGTCTTCCGGCCTTCCAGGATGGCGCGCACCATCGGCGCCGAGAACAGGATGGGGCGTTCCTTTATTTGAGACATGTGTCGTCCTTGCCGCTATAGCGGCTGACTTTGAAGGGGGAGGGGTTACAGGTTTTGCGGGTGGAGTACGGATGTACTCTTATCTCGCTTGAGTGCTTCAAATACTCTTCCGCGCATCGAATCAATCGACGAAGACGGCACCGCCCCCGGATCACCCTGGATCGCATAGAGCAGTTCATTTGTCTGGAGCAACAACCCCTCCAGCACATCCGCCCGCTCATCCGCTGCGGTCAGCAGGGCTTGCAGGGCGTCGACACGCTTGCGCAGGTCAATCGCGTTCTGTGCGTATGCCTCCTTGTCAGCTTTAGCGCTGATCAAAGCTGAACGCAGATTCTCCGACCACTCATCCGCCGTGGTCAGGCTGACCTGCATTGCGTCACGCTCGGCGGTTACCCGGTCGAAGTCTGGAGCGAGATAGACCAGACGGTCTTTGTCGATATTTCCGGCGTAGTACGACTGTGCTTCGCTCATACAGCCTCCCTCGTTACCAGATCATGGGCATCCACAACGGTCATGCCGAGCTTCTCGGCGATCAGAACTTCCAGCTTTGCGCCCTTTGAATTCTCCCAGCCGGGCAGGGTGGCCACGGTGTCGCAGTCCATCAGGGCCGCAATGTCGCGGCGCATACAGTCGGTCCAGGTGCCGCCTTCTGGGTTTATCTCGGCGGGGTTGGTGACTGTGTGGCCGCTGGCGCGGAGGCTAGCGGTCATGCTGTGGAAGGTGGGGAAGTTCAGCCCGGGCAAGCCGCTCATGGGGCCGCTGAGGTAGATGCGCTTCATGCGACCTCCTTGTCATGACCTGGGCAGCCGCCACCGGAAAAATCGAATCCTTCACACGGCGGACCGAAAGGAAGCACCTCTTTGCCCTGGGCCAGCGCTTCGAGCAGATGATCCTTCGCCTCGTCGGCGGTGCACTCACGCCCATCCACGCGGAACATGCCCTTGAGCTGGCGCTTGCTGAAGTCGCGGATTGCGCCGCGCACGCTCAGGTGAATGTGAAAGGTACGGCCGTGCGGTCCGAAAGGATCAGACGGTTTGTTTTCTGTAGGCATGGGGAGTCCTTGCCGGGCCATGCCCGGGCGGTGGAGTGGGGGCGTTACGCGGCGAGGCGTTGGTAAAGCTCGATGATGTCGGCGGCGTTCGCCCTGACCAGGGCTTCGGCCTCATCTGGGCAGACGCTGTTGCCGATCAGGCGCACCTGGTCGGCCTTCTTGACGTCGCGCCATTCCTCGGCACCGGTAACCGGGTCGACAAACAGCCCGCGGTCAATGATGTAGTCCTTGTCGAAGCCCTGTGCGGCCTTCAGCTCGGGCGGTTGCAACATGCGCAGGGTGATGTCTATCAGCACGTAGCCGCCGACCATCACCATTTCCGCTGGGTCTTTGAAGTGCTCCGGCAAATACTTGTGCATGAACGCGGCGCAGCGGCGGGCGCCTTCCATCTGCTCAGGAGTAAGCGCATCGGGCACCTCTACAGTCTCGACGACCGCAACGCGATCTTTTGTCGGCAGCGTGTGCATCGGCTCATTGAGCGATATTCCGTCCTTCTCGTGGCCGTAGTACTTCACCAGATAAGCGCTCACCAGGCGCTGGTTGGCGCCGGACTGACAGATTGTCGATATCGGGTCGTGGGCCGATCGGCCGTCGCCTTTGTAGAAACCGCCATTCGCCTGTTCGAAGAACGCCGTTACGATGCCGTGGCGCGCAGCTCCGGCCAGAACTGTCTGCGCCGGGTCGTCAGGTGAACTGCCCGCTGCGTTTTGCCCGAATGCAGTCATGTGTGCAGCGACCATCGCGAAGTGTCCGCCCTTGACTTGTGCTACCTGCGTGCGCAGTGGCTCTTGGGCGTCGAAGTTACGTTGAGATGACCCATTGGCGCACTCGGTAAGGAACGGCGCAGCAACCGGCTGCACCAATGCGTGATGCGTGCCGCCCGCGCTGATGGTCGATAGAGCCTCTTCGACACCGTGGGTACTGGTGTGCGCCGATGACGTTCCGCGCATAGGGACGATGAAGGGCTTCGCACTGGTCAGCACATGCCGCCAGCAGCCCTTGGCCACGCGGCGCATGGTGTTCTCGGCCATCGGTTTTTCACGAAAGATCGTGCGGCCGAGGTTGCTCCAGTCGATGCACTCGGCCGCAGAACGCCACGGCAATTGCTTTGCGGCAGGCCGCTTGTGGCGTTTTGGCGCCGGCCAAACGATCGGCTTGCCGTCGCTGCGGGCCACCAGGTAAAGGCGCTTGCGAATGGTCGGGGTGCCTGCGTTCGCCGCGATCCGCTCCCGCCACTCGGCGTTGTAGCCAAGCCCGCGCACCAGAGCTTCCATTGGCACGAATTCACCGATCGCCTCGATAATTTCCGGCATGTCAGGGTGATCAGCTGGTAGCCCGGTACTGATTGCGGCGATGAACGCTTTGAAAGTGCGGCCGCGCTCAGACTTTATCGGCTGGCCGTCATCGTCGATCGGGCCCCAGTCGCAGAACTCTTCAACGTTTTCGAGGAAGAGAAGGCGGGACTTCGTGACGAACAACCAGCGAATCACCACCCAAGCCAACCCACGCACACCTCGATCGCGGGGAGCGCCGCCCTTGGCCTTGCTGTGATGGCGGCAGTCTGGCGATGCCCAGATGATCGCGACCGGCTGCCCGCCAGTGGCTTCACGCGGATCAACTTCGAACACATCTGCCACATAGTGCGCTGTCTTGGGGTGGTTGGCGCGGTGCACAGCCAGGGCGATTGGATTGTGGTTCACCGCTACGTCCGGCTCCCGGTATGCCCTGGCGATACCGGTGCTGGCGCCGCCGCCGCCAGCGAACAGGTCGACCACCAGTTCCTTTTCGAACGGCAGGCCCATGCTCGGCTGGCCATGGATGAACTGAGGCAATTTCTGTTGTGCGGACATAGGGGATCCTCGCCGGCTGGCGCTGTTCAGTGATATGGGGTATTACGGGTGACCGGCAAGGGGCCGAAGGAACGGATTAGTAAAAAATGATTAGATCTGATTTGGCCGTAGTTATTGTTCTATTGTTTGGGTCGTTCTTGACCGGTGTTGCATGGGCACCTGCGTTCGGGGATGCAAGCCGGGTGAAGGGTTCTTTTGAATTGCTCAGCTTTGTTGCTACCACAGTTGCTGCTGTTGTAGCGGTTATAACTTTGTTGGCATGGAAGCAGCAGTTCAGCCATGTTCAGAAATTTGAATCTTTAAAGAGATTTAATAAAGCCGTTGAGGGCCTATATACCAGTAGGGCTTTTATCAGGAGTTTTATGACGCTTCAGATAGTCAAAAGGCGAGATCCTAAAGCAGCGGACATTCCTAAGCTTGAGCTGGCAGATAAGAAATCTAATGATGACTGGTACGCTGCCACCAATGAGTTCGCTGCCGCTCACGAAGATCTGATGCTGTATGTAGACAAGAAAAACCTATCGGGCATCCTTCAGGATTCAAAGTCTTTTGCTTCATATTGCTTCGGGGTTAAGTTGAGGATCGTAGAGTTATCATATGGCGAGCAGGAATCTTGGGACACTGATGTAATATCTTTTCAGCTAAGTTCCGATATTTATATAAGGGAAATGCTGGCAGATGCGAAGAGTAATGTTATGGATTTGAGAAAAAATTTGTAGCCAAGGGCTAGTAAGTTAGACTTATGCCGGGTGTTCACTCCCCTGCATTTTATTCGAGGCGCAGTTAGTAGAAAGGCCGGTCGCCCGGCCTTCATTCTCACTTGGGGTCAAATGCGCCGAGCGCCAATGTCGCAGCTTCGCAGATGTTACGTTGCAACACGGCTTTGAATTCCTGTGCAATGTCTTCGCGCTGAACCTCTTCGCCAACCCAGCGAAGTTTTAGGACCGGCACTGCGCCGCTGGTGATAACCGACAGCCGAAGGGTGATGACTTGTTCGGTCAAGCCTTCGAACGGGACGGTGCTGAATTTTAAGGACACCGGGAGGGTCTCCTTGCTGCGTGCCTCGATCTGGTCCATGGCGCTGCGACTGGCGCTAGTCTCGCCCACGGTGGTTTCCGATTCGCTCGACGCCTTGATGGTGATCGTGCGCACGGCGGCAATGGCCTTGGCCACCGGGATAGCGTTGCCTGCCTCGTCAACCGGGGTTAGGTATTGGTGCCAGTCTTCGATCCAGTCGCTGAGGTCTTTCTGGCTGATGCCGCGCCCGCCGATTTGCTGGGCGGCGGTGTAGCCGGCGGTAGGCTTCAGCTTGAGGACGGCGCGGTCATCGGCATGGCCGGGTTCGCCAGTGGTGCCCAGGTTGAACAGCAGGACACAGCTCATTGCGTCTTGGTCGATGAAGCCGCGCGCGCCTGGTTCTGCGCGTTCCACCACATAGGTGCTGAAGTCTGCCAGCGAATGGGTGCTGTAGGTGCCACGGAAGCGGCTACGGCCGGACTGAAACTTCTCCAAGTCGATGACTTTCGAGCTTTCCGGAAGCACCACGGTAGGGACCAATGTTTCCAGCTTCTTGCCGTTGGCTTCCAGCGCCGTATCGGTGATCAGCTGAATTGCATCTTTGGTGAGTGACATCGCTTATTTCCTTGGATTGCGGAGGGAGGGTGAGCGGGGTGAATCAGGTGCGTTTGGGAATTGGTGCGTCATCGCGACTGAACAGTTGGTCATGCTTTTCCGCGAAGAGGGTCACGCGGCCACCGGTCCCCACGTGCATTGGCGTATCGAGGCTGGTGTTTTCGCTGCGGGTGCCGCGTTTGGTTGGCACCTTGTAGTCGAGCTTGTGCTTGATCTTCACCTGGTGCGATTCGCCGATCTGGCTGAAATCCAGAGTGATCACCAGCTTCCCCGCCTTGCCATGGTCAACGACCCCCGCGGCTACTTCGGAGATGGCGTGACCGATTTGGCTGGCGAAGGCGCCGCCGTTGAGTTCTTCAAGAAACTCGGCTGTATCTGTTGCTGTGGACATGGCTGTTTCTCCGGGGTGGCCAAGAGGCCGCTGGGTGGTAGGCTGAATTGCGATTGGCGAAGGCGTTGGCGCACCTGGTTGCTTAAGCGCCTCATGGGATGTCGGCGAACTTGAAGCCGTTCTCCTGGGCGATCAGCGTCACGCGCTTGATGTGCATGCCCAGGTTCTTCGCTGCCACGCTGGCCACGACACCCTTGGCTGCTTCGGCGCGTACGGCCGGTGCAAGCTTGTCGCGTTCTTTGCGCAGGCGTTCGTGGTGTGCCGTGGTGCCGTTGTAGGGACCGTCCACACCAACGCCGTTCGGTATGACCTGGGCTTTCTTGCCAGAGCCGAAGAACGCTTCCAGCTGCTGGTTCAGGTTGTCGATAATCGAGTGCCGTGGATCCGGCATTGGCTCGCCGATCATTGCGCACCGACCGAGAGCGTTACCTTCACGCCGTCTGCACGAGACTCCAGGGCCTGGGCGAAGTTACTGGCCTCTTTCCATGTCCAGCGGAAGCCCTTCACCTTGTCGGTGGCGAGCTCCACGATGTGGTAAGCATTGCCGGCGGTGCGGATCTGAAAGCGAATCTTCTGCACGGGTTGCTCCTTGCCGATGATGGCGTAGAAGTCTTCGGTGGCGATGCGGGAGCGAACGTGCAGGGCCGCAACCCCGTCTACGCGCTGTTGAATTGATGCGTGCATGGTGGATACCTCAGTGGGTTGCGTTTATTCGTCAGCACCCTGACCGCCTGGTATGTGCCGTTGGGCCCAGGGGAGGGTGCTGGCGGGTAAAGGCAAGTCGTAAAAAAGCCCAGTCGAAACCGGGCTTTCAGTGCGCTTCGTAGACCTCCCTACGTCACGCGGTCGACGCTGTAGCGTCTAGGGTTCGTTGTGGTTCACATGGCTGCCAATCCTCCGTGCTGAGTGGGTTGAATGCAGGTGGCCAGCGTCTGCTGGGTTGGCGTCCGCATCCCAAAGCCCACTCAAAGAATGGGCAGAGGCGATGCTTATTCGGCCTGCAGCGCTTCGATTGCCTGGCGGTAGTCGGCAGCGTTGGAACGGTTGGTGGCGGCACTTTCGTGTTCGCCTTCGCGCTCCTGGATGGCTGCGTTGTTTTCGCAGTTGGATGCGTGGGTGTCGAGCTGGGAGATTGCTGTTGCGTGCTTCATGGTGGGTGCCTCTGGTGGATGAATTAGGCGAGCAACACGGGTTGTTCGGCCCGGCGCACCATCCGCACCTGGGCGGTACGGCGTTCCGGTACTCGGCGGTCACGACGCATAGAGTCGTCACCGATCATTGCGTGCATGGCGATCAGGCTGGCCAGCACAAAGCACATCGGCGAGATGATCTGCCGGCGCATGGCTTCGGCGACCGCCGCTGTCTGGCGGGTCACGCCGAGCTTGAACATGGCGCAGGAAAGACGCTTGGCCACGGTGCAGGCCGCCACGTCGAACTGGCGTGCGATCTCTTTTGCTGTCTTGCCCTGGGCGGTGCCCAGCAGGTACTGAACTTCCTTTGGCGCAAGGCCGCGTCCGAGATGACCCTTCCATGCGCCGCTGACGATTGTTGCTTCCATCAATGTGACTCCCGGTTGGTTTCCCGTTAGGCCCTGCTGCCAAGGCCTATCGGTGAAACCCCCGGCCACGCTACTGGCGTCAGACCGGGGTTGTTGCTTCATCGGTGTTGGCCAGTTACCCGCCGCTGATTGCAGGGTTGGCCGTTCGTCTTCTAGGGTGGGCTTCGAGCTTCCTACGCACTGCGTCAAACAGCATCTGTTCGCCGTGGATCACAGGTCCTTACAACATGCACGCTACAGCTCTGAATGCCCTGATTGAGTGGGGCAGGGTGCATGAGGTCCGGCGCGCCCAGCCGAAGCTATCGGGCCCGCTAATTCAAATCGTTTGGATCTGGCCGTGACCCGCTACTGGCGGCCGTCACTGGCTTGCATCAAATGTCTCTCCAGCCGCGGGCCTTTCGGCTTGTTCTCCCGCTGGATAACTCGTTTCGGTGCTTTACGCTGCACACCCAGGTCAGTTGCCAACCCTCTGAACCGTTGAGGCCGGTTCATCGCTGCCTTCCATCTGGCCGGTTGTTATCCGGCGATGGGCGAACAATACCTCCGGTATTTAAGCTGGTCAATACCGCCGGTCATGTATTTTTTGAGGGGCAGTAAAAAGCCCGCTCGGTGGCGGGCTATGGGGTTACAGCGGAGAGGCTCTTAAACGGCCGACCTGCAGTACTTGCAGATGCTGGCATCTCTATTTATGCGCTCAGCACAGGCCGGGCACTTCTTGATCGACTTACGCCAGACCCATATCCCAGTAATGGATAGAGGCAGGCCAAAAAGCATGAACAAGCCAGCCTCAATTGCTTTAGGAGAGTCAGGGATAGCGCTCTGAGCCTCCCAGAAACCCATTACAAAAGCTGCGGCCCCAAGTGCAGTCAGTATTTTTCCGAGCATCGAAACCTCCATGTGAATTGATCTGGCATCCTATCATGCAGGCGAGATGACATCACCGAAGGAGAGCAGAGAGATTTGCGCGAAAGGATTGGTGAGGTCGGGCAGGACAGAAACAAGAAGCCCGGCCTGGGCCGGGCCGGGCCGGGCTTCTTCACGAGGCTGCTTTTTAGTTAATGAACTTGGCGGCGGTGAAGGCTAACCCTGCCAGTACTCCGGCAAGACCTATAAATTTCCAAGTTTGCTCATTGATCGTCTTTTGAACATCGGTGATTGATTTTTGGAAGCTAACAGCCAAGTCTTGAACATCCTTACCACTAGCCCTCACAAAGCCTGTAAGGTCATCTTTAGAGGCCAGCAACGCAAGGTCTGTCTTAGCAGCCATGTTAGATTCAATGGTATCTAGACGAAGCTCCACGCGCACAAGCTTGTCCCGAATATCTTGGGATGCTTTTTCAAGTGCTATCACACGAGCTTCCAATGGGTCGCCTCCTGGTGGATCTCCACCTCCAGTATCGCGACCTTTTCGAGGCTTGTCACTCTCGACGCTCGTCGATGCCCAGCTTGGATGCCCATCAACTAAAGACATTTTTGGTGTGCTCATGGCTGATGAAGTGGCGGATTCGACCCCATGCAAACGTTCTGGTGTTGCCGCAGTTGTTACAGAGTAGGCACAGAACCGCCATGCCCTTGTCTATGTCCCCAACATTGACGAATTGGAGAAGCGTGCTCTGGTTAAATGTCCACTCGTTGACACCGCATGCTTCGCACTTCCGGTTGCCGATGTGAGCTAAAAAGGCCTCTATTACCTCGCCGGGAGTGTTTTTCGCTTCCATGGCAATTTCATTTGCCGAAAAAACTTTTTCCTCAGTCATTCAAAACCACCGTAGCGATCAGTAACACGTTCATTCAAAGCATCCCTCCGCGCCATACGACGCGACCAATAATGCGAACCTCGTTTATCTCCCCATCACGCAGCGTTTCATCGCCGTAGCGCGCCTTGTCCGGGTTGTCGCTGCGAATGATCCAGCCGTCGAAGTCGGACTTCACCAGGCGCTTCACGATCGTGCCTTTCGACTCGCTTTGCAGGGCGAAGATCTGGCCGTCCTTTGGTTCGATTTTCGACTCATCAATCAGCAGCACGTCACCGTCATTGATGGTCGGTTCCATGCTGTGTCCGTTGGCGTAAATTACGTCGAGGTGGCGCTGGTTTAGGTTGTTCGCTCGCAGCCACTCCGACTTGAAAGCCATGACGCCGCGGATCTCGACATGCGAATTGTCTTCGCCATCGCCGGTTGACCCGCGGGCGGTCAGTTGCAACACGCCGGTGTAGTTTTTGTCGTCGGCGAGATCAAAGTTTCGCGGAGGAATGCGGCTGTGGACTGCTGAATCTTCACTGTGGCGCCCCGGAATACCCGAGGTCATCTTCTCGATCTGAGCTGCAAGAGTTGGGCTTATTTCTGAAACCGGGACCTGGAGCGCCCTGGCAAAAACCACCGCAGCATTGATGCTAAGCGCTGTTCTCCCATTCATGAAATGGCTGACAGCGCCCTGCGTAACGCCGTCGCCAAGTTCGCCCGCAATCTTTTCTTGGGTCAGCTTCAGCTCCCCACGCTTCGCCTGGAAAAGCGCTTTCAGTCGAGCACTGTCTTGGAGCTGCCAATCGGACAGCGGGAGCCTTCGGGAATCTTTTTTCATCTGCTGATGTTATTACCTGCGGTATTGAGTCTGCCAATATCGCCGGTATTGACTAACAACAATACCGGCGGTCATACTCTTGATGAATACTTGTCGAGGACGCCGCAATGCGCCGTATCCCACTTACCGAATTTGCCAAAGAGCATGGGCACACAAAGGCGGCCCAAATGCTCGGATGCACCCAGGGCGCCCTGAGCAAAGCCATTCGCGTTGGCCGAGATGTTTTTGTGACTGTCAAGGAGGACGGCACTTTATCTGCTCAAGAGCAGCGCCCTTTCCCATCTCAACGATCAGTAGCTTGAGCGCTTGATGGAGTGATTTTCCGCCTCTTTGAGTACCGGAAGTAGTGATTTGGACTAGCTGTTGATTCATCCAGTACCCAAATCGCAGGCATAAAAAAACCGCCTGGCAGGGCGGTCCTTTCAACAACTTGTAAAACACAGTGGGGCCATTATGAACACCAATACCGCTCCAGGCAATACCCACCATGTCGCGACACTTTTTCGTCATGAACAAAACGTGTCGCGACACACTATGTCTTCACGCGAAATCGCCGAGCTGACCGGCAGCACGCACGACAACGTGCTGAAAACCGTCCGGGCCTTGGTTGCAAAGGGTGTCGTTTCCTCAAACGACACCCCCTATATCCACCCGCAGAACGGTCAGGTCTATCGTGAGTTCCTGCTTTCCCAGCGCGACACTCTGGTGGTGGTCTCCGGCTACAGCGTCGAACTGCGCGCGCGGATCATTGATCGCTGGCAGGAGCTGGAGGCGAGGGCGGATCAGTTCCAAATTCCGGCGACCTACGCAGAGGCACTTCAGGCGGCCGCCGACCAAGCCAAGGAAAACCAATCTCTTCGACTGGTTATTCTGGATCAGGCGCCGAAGGTCGCTGCCATCAAGCGCCTGGCATCGGCCTGCGGCGCGATCTGCATTAGCGATGCCGCCAAACAACTTCAGGTTCCGCCGTCCCGGCTGTTCCTGTGGCTGGAGAAGAACCGGTGGATCTTCCACCGTGGTGGTTCCAAACGTTGGACCGCCTACCAGCCGCGCATCACCTCCGGCTATCTGGTCCACAAGGTCACGGCGCTGAAGAGCGACCCCGAGACCGGCGAGGATCGTGCAGCCTTCCAACCCCTCGTGACACCCAAAGGCTTGGCCTATTTGGCTGAAAAGAATATCGGAGCTTCGCTGTGAGCGTTCAAGCAATGTCATGGGCGCTCTCTTTGCCCGTTCAAACCCTCAAAGACTCCAGCGCTCGGCATGTTCTGCTGTGCCTGGCCAACTATGCCGGCTCCAGCGGTGCCGGTGCCTTTCCATCTGCTTCCACCCTGGCCCAAGACACAGGACTATCCGAGCGTACCGTACGTTACAAGCTGGACGATCTGGAGAAGTCCGGGCTGATCCAGAAGGGCAATCAGGCTATCGCGGCTGTGCATATCGATCGGCATGACCGCCGCCCAGTCGTTTACGACCTTCAGATATCGCGGGGTGCAAATCCTGCACCCCGTACAAAACGGGGTGCAGATGACGCAACGGGGTGCAACTCACAACAGAACGGGGTGCAGCCTGGAACAGAACGGGGTGCAGCTGCTGCACCCAATCCACCACTTAACCATCAAGGAACCGAAGAGCAGCTGCAGCAGCGCGAGATTGATGCCGCGCTCGCCGAACAGAACAGCGCCGCCATCGAACCGCAGGATGATCGCCAGCGCTTCGCCATGTTCGCCACCTGGGTTCCCAACGAGAAGGGGCTGTCCGATCAAATCACTATCGCCGGACTTCCTGCCGATGCGGTCCCTGACGCGGCGATTCGGGCGTTCATAGGGTTCTTCGTCGCCAAGCCAGCAACTATCGACACTTCCGCCGGCTGGTGCTACCGGCTGGTTCAGTGGGTCAAGCGAGAACGCGTCAAAGCTTCGGGGCAGGGCAAGGCGCCTGACTTCGATGACACCAGCTGGGCGAACGATCTGGGGGAGCTGTGATGGAAATTAAAAAGCCACGCAGCACCGAGCAGCTGCTCAGCACGATGGGCAATCTTCCGCCGGTAACGCTGGTTCAGCCGAAGCAGTTGCCGCCGGGTACTGCCGACGTCGTGAACGCGCTGTTCAAAGAATTGCAGGCAATTTTCCCGGCCTGGAAACAGGCTTGGCCTGATGCCGAATCGCTGAATGCCGCCAAGCGCAGCTGGATCAAGGCGTTCATCGTTGCGGGGATAACGACTCTTGAGCAGATCCGGTACGGCCTGCAGAACTGCCGGCAGATCGGCGGAGACTTCGCGCCAAGCGTCGGCAAGTTCATCAAATGGTGCCAGCCGACTCCCGAGATGCTTGGCATCCCTTCCCACGACAAGGCGTTCCGCGAGGCGCTCGAAAACTCCCACCCAAGCCGTTTTGGTGCGCGCACCTGGTCTCACCCGGCGGTCCGTCACGCTGCTTTGCAGTGCGAACTGCATAACCTCGGCGAATTGATCCCCGAGAAGGCCAGCAAGGTGTTTGACCGGGCTTACGACATAACAATTCGCCGCTTGGTGCAGGTGCTTCCGCTTGAAGAAATCGCCGTGGGCATTGGTTATGACGGCAACAAGTCGGCCGCCGAGCTGGCTTCGGAGCTCACCGAGCGAGTTGCCTGTGCGCAGGTCGCCCGGATGGGTATCAAGACGGATGGCAAGGCCGCCCGCCAAGAGTTGCTGGCCAGATTCGGTATCGGGAGGCGCAATGAGCAAGCTTACGAAGGCCGCGCGTGATCGTGACTGCCAGGTTCGGTTCCCTGGCTGTTCTTGCGAGCCGTCCACCACAGTTCTGGCGCACTACCGCCTGGCCGGTACCTGCGGCATGGGCATGAAACCCAACGACTTCCAGGCGGCCTGGGCCTGTGGCTACTGCCACGACATTGCCGACGGACGCCTGCGTGCGCCCGGGGAACTGACTAAATACGAGGTCCGCCTGTTCCTGGCCGAAGGCGTCATGCGCACCCAAGACATACTGATCAGTGAAGGAAAGGTGAAACTTTGAAGCCATTCATTGCGAAGCCAGTGCGCGCCAAGTCCATCGACCGTGAGGGCCTGGAGCAGGCCGCGCTGCTAAAGGAAGTCGCGCTGCGTTACCCAGTCGCCGCCAAGCTGATTTTTCACGTCCCGAACGGTGGGCACCGACACAAGCTGGTCGCGATCAAGCTGAAAGAGCAGGGCGTGAAGGCTGGCGTGCCCGATCTGGTGCTTCCCATGGCTCGCGGGGGTTACTTCGGGCTGTACATCGAATTCAAGGCCACGGCGCCGCATGACGCCGCCGTTTCCCCGGCCCAGGACGCATACCTGCAAGCGCTGACCGATCAGGGTTACCTGGCCATCGTCTGCCGTGGGCACTTCGACGCCATTGAGGCGATCCGGGCCTATCTACTTCAACCACAAACCAGGGCTGCGGCATGACCCAGACAATGCTCACTTCCTTTACCGATGCGGAGATCCGCCGGCAGGCCAGCAACGGCCATATCCGCGATCTGCGTGATGCTCGGTACCCTGGCGTGTATTTTCGCTTCCATCAGAACCGCGAGCGCGGCACCTGGTACCTGGTGACGGGGAAAAAGTGGGACAAGATCGCCGCGTTTCCTCAGCTGCCCGTGAAGGGTCTGGTCAGCGCGTTGCCCAAGATTCGCGAGCGTTTGGCCGCCGATCCCAAGGCGTCCGCCGCCGCCGGCACGCTGCACACGGTTGGCGAACTGCTCGACTGGTTCGCCGCCCGCCAGGCCGTGGACCGGAGTCTGTCAGCCAAGCGCCGTTCTACCAATACCTCGATCATCTCGTGCCACCTGAAGCCAAGGCTTGGCACCCTGGTGGTGGAGGATGTTGACCGGTCAACGCTCGACAAGCTGGTCATGTGGCCAATGCAGACCGAAATGTCGCTGTCCTACGTGCGATTGATGTGGGGCGTGCTGGTAGTCGCCTTCCGCCAGGCCGAGAAGCTGCGCCTGATCACCACCAACCCCATCGCCGGGTTCAAGTTCACCGACTTCACCAAGGCCCGCATTCAGCCAAAGCCATCGCGCCTACGCGCCGTCCAGCTCGAGGAAGTGATCGGGCAACTGGCCGCCGCGTTCGACCAGCACCCCCAGGACTGCATGCTGGCCCTGATGATGCTGTGCCACGGCACCCGCGCCGGCGAGACTCGACAAGCCCAGTGGTCCCACCTGACCCTGGGTGAGCAGGGCGAGTGGTTCATCCCCACCGAGAACACCAAGACCCGTTGCGAGCATCACCTCCCACTTACCCACCAGGTGTGTGCCTTGCTGGAGCGGTATCGGGACTGGCAGTCGTCCAAGGGCTACAAGGGCACCTACCTGTTCCCTGCTCGCACCCGTGGACCGATGAGCGATAGCCAGGCCTGCGCCGTGTTCACCCGGCTGGGTAAGGGCGAGTGGACCAGCCACGACCTGCGTAAGGTGGCCCGCACCGGCTGGACTGACCTGGGCGTCGACTTCCTCATTGGCGAGATGCTGGTGAACCACACGATGACTCGAAACGTGCAGACCTACATCCATACCTCGGCGGAACTGCTCAAGCGCGAGGCATTGAACAAGTGGCATGACTGGTTAGACGGGAAGGGTTTCAACGTGATTCACCGCTCGACCATGACTAGAAACGGAAATTCGCACAATGACGCCGAGGCCTTTAGTGGCGCGGCCTCTAGCCAAATCCAGAAACCATAAAAGGCGAGGTTTAAAAATGATGAAAAAGAGCAGTGGCCCCGCTTTTGTGCGTAGCCTGATCCCAATGACCGAGTGCCCCTCCTGCTGTGGTGCTGGCCTGATCCAGGGAGTGTTTCATCAGCTCGAATGCATCGGCTGCCACTCTTCTGGTTTCGTCCACGCCGAAACCCTTGAGCCTCTGCTCATGCGGGACCTGGTCATCCAGCTGGGTATGCTTGCTCGCCGCGGGCGGAACCAGTTGGCTGGCAAGAACCCAACGCGCTGCATCATTGATGAGTACCAGGCACCGAACCGCGGCGGGCCTGGCGGCTCGTCTTACAAGGGGGATTGAGCCATGGCTATGTATAAGGACGTGATGGGAACCCTGGTGCGGGTGCTGGCAGCAGACAACATCGACAACAGCACCAAGCAGTCATGGCAGAAACTGATCGACGCAGACCTTCGCCAGGGCGGCACCGGTAGCACGCTGTCAGTGCGTGACAAGTTCGATTACGACTGCTGCCTGTACGCGCTGCTGCACCGTCAGCTTGAGCCGGCTCAATGGGATGTGCTGGTGGCCAAGTATTCGACCCACAAGGCCAACAAGGTCGGTGCCATTGGCAGGTTGGTAGCGCGCATGGTTTCTCCGGCACCGCAGTTGTTCATCTATAAAGCGCTGACGGCCTGGGCCATACCGAAGCTGAAGGGCGTTCAGGTAGGCAAGCGCTCCACCGACATGATCGTGCTGCCCGCTGAGTTCTACGACATGAACACCTGGGATCTGGCTGGCTCCCCGGAGCGCACGCGCCGTAACTGGAGAGGCGGAATCCACAAGCGTTTGGAGAAGCTCGAAGAGCAGGCTGTTATCCACGCGACCGAGATCTTCGACAGTGAACAAATCTTTGTAGATGCCGCTTGACCCCTTGGCCGACTGGCCGTAAATTAACCCCATCATGTCGACCTTGCGCGTTATGACTGGAGCGACAAAAAAGCCTGGCTAAATGCTGGGCTTTTTGTTGGAAATAACAAAGTGATATGGCACTTTGACCTCCCCTCAAATGGAGATTGAAGATGTCTGAATTTAAAGAGCTTTCCCTGCTATTTTCTGAGTTTCGCGATGCTCGGTCAGTTCAGCACCGGCGACTTGCTCTTCATGTTCATCGATTCACCTTGGCGCTTGAGGATTACCTCGCGCTTCCATCTAAATTTTGGACTGATCATTCAACTGGCTTAAATATGCAGTACGTCCGCTTAGGTGTTGGTGGTGTAAATGACTTTGAAGAAAAAGCCTATTTCAGTTTGGGTGGCGGGAATGGGGCTATTGATTTTTCTATGGCTGTGACTTTGGAAAGCGCGCCGGAAGCGTTCCCAAAAGTTCATCACATTTTTCAGTTCAAGGTTGAGGCGTTGGCCGGAGGCGTTGAGTTCACTTGTTCCGACTTCGAAGGTGCATTTGGAGTCGGTGACGGTGAAGATGCACTTCATCTTTACGAATCTCTTTGTGGCGCCGTCGTATCCAGCCTTAGAAATATTTACGACGTAAGCAGAGTCCTCTAACAATGTGCTGAATGCTGAGCCCGCCTAGTGCGGGCTTTTTTATTTCCCCACTCCCTAGCAGGGAGGAATCGAGATGCCAAACATGCCAGATAAGCCAGACACCTGGGCATTGATGCTTGCGTGGCTGAGCCAGCATGCGCCGATCCTTTACCCGGCCGGGCTGTCCTTCGCCATGGCCGTGTTGCGCATTACCTACGGTGGTGGCTCGCGCCACCAGATGATCGTGGAGGGTGTGCTGTGTGGTGGGCTGACGCTGACCATCATCAGCGGCTTGGAGTTCTTCGGCCTGCCGCAAAGCATGGCTACCTTCGTCGGTGGTTGGGTTGGCTTCCTGGGTGTCGAGAAGATTCGGTCGATAGCCGACCGGGTCACCGACTTCAAGCTACCGAGTCGCAACCCGTGAGGCCGACAATCTGCACGCGGTGCACCGGATGTGATGCATCGATGATCAGTGAGCAGACCACGCCATTGTGCGGCATGTGCGAACGACTGAAGCCGCCTGTACCTCCACCGATGCGACGCCCACTGTCGGCATCGATCATCCCAACCACTGGCTCGATGCTGTTGGTGCTGGTGTTCCTCGCTGGTGTAGCGGTAGGCGCCAAGATGGCCGGATGCTGGTGATGGCATGCAGTGGATGCGCCGCCCGGCGCGAATGGTTCAACAAGATGAAGAGGCTGGCCTATGAGCGAGCAACCGAACTGCTTACAGGCCGAGATGCTGGCCGAGATGAAGAAACAGACCGCGCTGCTGGAGCGGATGGAGACGCACCAAGCGCTACTGATCCAGGCGCTGGCAGAGGATCAATCCGAGCAAGACCCTGATGCGCGCCCGTTGACGTACATGGATGGCACCCCGTGCCGCTGAGACCGCAGAAGTCGTGCAACGCCCAGGGCTGCAACACGCTGACCCGCAACCCTAGGTACTGTGATGATCACGCTCACCTACTCAAGAGCTCGACCTGGGCCAAGCCTCGAGAGAGCAGCACCAAGCGCCACTACAACTATAAGTGGCAGCAGGCTCGGGCAGGCTGGCTGGCCAAGCATCCGCTATGCAGGTGCTGCGAGCAGGCAGGCAAGGTGGTTGCGGCGACGGATGTTGACCACATCATCCCGCACAAAGGTGACATGAACCTGTTTTGGGATCGTGACAACTGGCAGAGCCTGTGTGGTCCGTGCCACTCCAGCAAAACGGCCTCCGAGGACGGTGGTTTCGGCAATTCCCGGCGCTGAAACAGAAAAATGGCCGAAAAGCAGTGAAAAATGACCAAATGAGAACGATTCGCGCAGAAAGGTAGGGGGAGGGTCGAAAGTCTGGGCCTTTTCGCTTCTAGACCGCGCCCTCAATCGTTTTTTCACACCCGCGAAATTAAAAATTCAGGAGTTGCGCGATGGGAGGCACCGCCACGGTCGCCGGCCGTGGTCGCAAACCCAAGCCAACGGCCAAGAAAGCACTCGCCGGAAACCCTGGCAAGCGTGCGCTGAATACAGCCGAGCCGCAGTTTTCCAAGATCACCCAGATCGACCCGCCGGAGTGGTTCAGCCCGCGGGCCGCCACCATGTGGAACATGATTGTCCCGGAGCTGTTGCGGGAGAACGTGGTGGCGATCACGGACTTGCACAACGTCGAGGCCTTCTGTAGCGCATACGACAACTGGCGCCTTGCGCAGGAATCGATCCAGTTGCATGGCATCGTCGTCGCCGGTGCCACTGGTGGGCCTATGAAGAACCCCGCACTTACCGCCGCGAACGAAACGATGCGCCAGATGGTGACGTTCGGTTCGATGCTGGGCCTAGACCCGGCCAGTCGCACACGACTGATCGGCGGCAACAAGGAGAAAGAAACCAACGAATTTGCCAACTTGCTGAGAACCTGATGACCAAATCTGCCCACCCCAATGTCGATAAGGCAATGGCGTGGGGTCGGTCATTGCTCCGCGGCAAGGTCCCGGCATGCCGTTATATCCACCAGGCAGTGCAGCGCCACTTCGATGATCTTGCGGCGAGCCGCAAACGCGCGTTCCGTTTCAAGTTCGACCCAGCCAAGGCAGAAAAAAAGCTCAAGCTGATGCAGCTGCTCCCGCACACCAAGGGCGAGTGGGCATTCAAGCGTCAGCTGATTACGCTGGAGCCTTGGCAACTTTTCGGCCTGGCCGTGACATTCGGCTGGGTCAAGAAGAAGGGCGGGCACCGCCGGTTCCGTGAAAGCTACTGGGAAGTGCCCCGGAAGAACGGAAAATCGGTTGTCGCCGGCGGCGTAGGCATCAGTATGTTCGTCGCCGATGGCGAGTTCGGCGCCGAGGTGTATGCCGGTGCGACCACAGAGAAGCAAGCGTGGGAGGTTTTCCGGCCCGCCAAGCTGATGGTCAGCAAGTCGCCGATGCTGATTCAGGCCGCCGGCATCGAGGTGAACGCCTCGAACATGAACATTCCGTCCGACTTCAGCCGCTTCGAACCCTTGATCGGCAACCCCGGCGACGGCGCGTCGCCAAGCTGCGCCATCGTCGACGAATACCACGAGCACCCAACGTCAGCCCAGTACGACACCATGCTCACCGGCATGGGCGCGCGGCGTCAGCCTTTGATGTTCATCATCACCACTGCCGGCGCTGACATTGAAGGCCCCTGCTACGACAAACGCCGCCAGGTCGTCGAGATGCTGGCCGGTACCGTGCCGGACGAGGAGTTGTTCGGCTGGATTTGGACGCTCGACGAGGGCGACGACTGGACCGATCCGAAGATGCTGGCCAAGGCCAACCCGAACCACGGCGTGTCAGTGTTTCAGGAATACCTGGAGAGTCAGCAGGCCAGGGCCATTCGCTCTGCGCGCTTTGCCAACACCTTCAAGACGAAGCACCTCAACCTCTGGGTGAGCGCCAAGTCCGGCTTCTACAACATGGAAAGCTGGAAGGCCTGCGAAGACACCTCTCTCACCCTTGAACAATTCGAGGGGCAGGAGTGGATTGCCGGCTTCGACTTGGCGCGCAAGCTCGATATGAACTCGAGGGCCAGGTTGTTCTGGCGCGTCATTGATGGGAAGAACCACTACTACAGCATTGCGCCGAAGTTCTGGGTTCCCTATGACACAGCCTTCAACACTGACAACAAACGTATGGCTGAGCGCTTCCAGGCCTGGATTCACTCCAAGCATCTGGATGTGACTGACGGTGCCGAGGTCGACTACCGCGAGATCCTTGAGGACACCAAGGAGGCGAATCACCACGCCCCAGTGCGTGAATGCCCAATTGACCCGCACGGGGCTACGGGCTTAAGCCACGACCTGGATGACCAGGGGTTCAACCCGGTCACGATCACGCAGAACTACACCAACATGTCGGACCCGATGAAAGAACTGGAGGCCGCTATTGAGGCGGGCCGGTTTCATCATGACGGTAATCCGATCATGACCTGGTGTATCGGCAACGTTATCGGCAAGAACTTGCCCGGCAACGATGACGTCGTGCGCCCTATTAAACAGGGCGATGACAACAAGATCGACGGCGCTGTGGCGCTGATCATGACGATAGGCCGCATCCTGGCGAACGCTGAGGTGCAAGGTTCTGTCGACGACTTCCTCTCCAGACCGATGAGCATGTAATGGCAGATACCGACTACAGCATCGACTTGCGCACGCGCAGTCCCTTCTGGGCGCGTATGGCGAGCTTCTTTGTCGGCGGCCGCCTGGTTACACCTGAAAAAGGTTCGCAGACAGGCCCAGTATCAGCCCAGGGTGTAGTGGGTGATTCGGTCGTAAACGATGAGCGTTCGCTCCAGATATCCACGGTGTTCGCATGTGTAAGGCTGATATCCAGCGTTACCGCGTGCATGCCCTTGGATGTATTTGAAACGACGGGTGATGACCGCAGGAAGGCGGATCTTAATAATCCCCTGGCGCGGTTGCTGCGGTATAGCCCCAACTCTTTCATGACCGCCTTTGATTTCCGCGTGTCGATGACAATGCAGCTCTGTTATTACGGCAACGCTTACGCACTGATCGAGCGCAATAGCACCGGGGATGTGATCAGTCTTGTCCCGCTTCTTTCAGCCAACATGGACGTCAGGCTTGAAGGCCGCAAGGTTGTGTATCGATATCGCCGCGACAATGAGTACGCGGACTTCAAACAATCAGAAATCTTCCACCTCAAGGGGTTTGGCTTCAATGGTCTCGTAGGGCTTTCCCCGATCGCGTTTGCGGCTAAGAGCGCAGGTGTGGCGGTGGCCATGGAGGATCAGCAGCGAGACTTCTACGCGAACGGGGCGAAGTCTCCGCAGTTGCTGATGACCGGTGATGGCAAGGTTCTCAATAAAGAACAGCGCGCCCAGGTTGAAGAGAACTTCAAGGAGATATCCGGCGGTCCGGTGAAAAAGCGGTTGTGGATCCTTGAGGGCGGCTTTACCACCCAGGCTATTGGTGTGAGTCCGCAGGACGCTGAAACGATGGCTGCGCGGAAATTTCAGGTTAGCGAGCTGGCCCGATTCTTTGGTGTGCCTCCCCATCTGGTGGGCGATGTTGAAAAGTCCACCAGTTGGGGCTCCGGTATCGAGCAACAGAACCTCGGTTTCCTACAGTACGCGCTTGATCCCTACTTGGAGATCTGGGAGTGCAGCATCCTGCGCTGGCTGGTAAAGCCGTCTGATCTTGGTCGGGTTCATGCTGAGCACAACCGCGACGGACTTCTCAGTGGTGACTCTACCGCCAGGGCGAACTACATGAAAACGCTGGTTGATACCGGCTTGCTGACGATCAACGAAGGCAGGCGAGTCAACAACCGGCCACCCGTTGCCGGTGGCGATGTCGCCACCAGGCAGTCGCAGAACGTACCGCTTACCCAACTTGGTCAAACAAGCCCCGCACCCAGCGGGGTTTAGTTTTTCTGGAGCTGCCAAATGTCAAACATCCAAAAGACCCTGGCGTTCGCTGAGGCTGAGATCAAATTCGATTCCGGCGGAAGGGCCGGGGTTTTCGAGGGATATGCCAGCGTTTTCGATGTGATCGATTCGGATGGAGACATCATCCTTCCAGGCGCCTTTAAAAAAGCCTTAAGCACGCAGAGCCGGCAGGTTGGGATGTTCTTCAACCATCAAACCTACGGTTTGCCCGTGGGTAAATGGCAGTCGCTTGAAGAGGACAGCAAAGGCTTGATCGTTCGCGGCGAGCTCACGCCAGGCCTCTCTGTTTCTAACGATCTTCGCGCCGCGATGGAACACAAGACTGTCGAGGGCATGTCTGTCGGATTCACCGTCATGAAAGACGATTTCGACATGATCGCCACCGGCCGCGCGTTCAAGAGCGTGGCGGCACTTCGCGAGATCAGCATTTGCACGTTCCCAGCCAATGAACTGGCAACAATCGAGTCCATGAAATCCATGGAGTCGATCACAACTATTCGCGACGTTGAGCACTGGCTGAGGGATTCGGTCGGTCTGTCGAAGTCGCAAGCTCTGGGCCTCGTGGCCCGGATTAAGTCCGCAGTTCGGAGCGATTCCGAAGGTGGCGAAATCACCGCGATCCTGGATCGCCTCAAGTCCTTCCCATCTGTAGGAAAATAAACCATGTCCGAATTGGCCCAGATCCAAAAGGCTATTGAAGAATCGCAAAAGAACATGACTGAATTGTTCGATGCGCAGAAAAAAGAAATCACCGAGACCGGTGCGGTCAGTAAAAAGCTGCAGTCCGATCTCCAAACCGTCCAGGAAGAGCTGACCAAATCCGGCACTCGCCTGTTCGACCTGGAGCAAAAGCTTGCCGCCGGTAACCTGGACAATCCGGAAACGAAGATGTCCTTCGCAGAACAAACGGCAATCGATCTTCAAAAGTCGTGGGATGGCAAGTCCTCGGGCAAGGTCGACGTCAAGAGCTTCAACAAGCAGCTCGGCAGTACGGCAGGTTCCGCCGGCGCATTGATCGAGCCACAGCGTAATGCGGGCATTTTGATGCCAGGCCTGCGCCGCCTCACGATTCGGGACCTGCTCGCCCAGGGCCGTATCAGCTCGAACTCGCTGGAATATGTTCGCGAGAACATCTTTACCAACAGCGCTGCACCGGTCGCCGAGGGCACGCTGAAGCCCGAGTCCAACCTGACGTTCACCAAGGAAACGGCGAACGTCAAAACCATCGCTCACTGGATTCAGGCCTCGCGCCAGGTCATGGACGATGCTCCGATGCTCGAGTCGTACGTGAACAACCGACTGCTGTTCGGCCTGGCCCTGGTTGAGGAGGGGCAGTTGCTGAACGGTGACGGTACCGGCGACAACCTGACCGGGCTGAACAAGGTTGCCACGGCCTACGACGCAGCGCTGAACGTGACCGGTGACACCCGTGCTGACAAGATTGCCCACGCGATCTTCCAGACCAGTGAGTCTGAGTTTGAAGCCTCCGGCATCATCCTCAACCCGCGCGACTGGCACGCAATCGCGCTGCTGAAAGACGCTGATGGTCGCTACATCTTCGGTGGACCAGCTGCGTTCGCTGCCAAGGTCATGTGGGGCCTGCCGGTGGTTGCCACTAAAGCCCAAGCCCTGGGCACGTTCACCGTCGGCGGCTTTGATCTGGCATCCCAGGTCTGGGACCGCATGGACGCAACCGTCGAAGTCAGCCGCGAAGATCGCGACAACTTCGTCAAGAACATGCTGACCATCCTCTGTGAAGAGCGCCTGGCCCTGGCTCACTACCGGCCAACCGCGATCATCACCGGTCCTTTCGCAACCGCACCATAACCGAGGCCGGGGCAGGTAACTGCCCCGATTGCGTCATGATCAAGATTCGCGCGTTGCGCCAGTTTTCGCACTACCACGCCGGTAACTTCAGCCAGTTCGAGGTTCGTGAAGTAAAGGACGAATATGCCGAGGCTTTGATCGGATTGGACTTGGCAGAAGAGGTTGAGGCCGATCCAATCCTGGAGCCAGAGCCAGAGCCAGAGCCAGAGCCAGAGCCAGAGCCAGAGCCAGAGCCAGAGCCAGAGCCAGAGCCAGAAGCCACCACCGAGACTACCAAGAAGGCAGGCGGTAAAAAATGAGCATCCCCGTCACCGATCTGCTGCCGATCGCCTTGATGCGAAAGCATCTGCGCGTCGACCATGAAGACGATGACGACCTGATCGAGCTCTACGCCGAATCGGCACTGGCTTGGGCGCTGTGGTATTGCGACAACCCGGCACTCAAGTTGGTGGCTGACTTCCCTGCGTCCTTCAAAGCAGCGCTTTTGCTGCTGCTAGGGCACTCGTATGCGACTCGTGAAGCGGTTGTGATCGGCACCATTACCGCCGAGCTTCCCCTGGCTGTCGATTCGCTTCTTTGGGCTTCCAGGAATTGGCGCGGTGTGGCTGATCCCGAGGTGATCCCATGAGGGCCGGCGACCTGCGGCACCGTATTCAATTTCAGAAGCTGGTTCCGGGCGTCGATCCTGAAACCCAAGAGCCCATAGCAGGCGAGTGGGTCGATGTTGCAAAGGTCTATGCCTCTATCGAGCCTTTGAGTGGTAGGGAATTCATCGCTGCCCAGGCGGTTCAGTCTGAGGTCCTGGGGCGCATCGTGATTCGCCGCCGTACCGACATCAAGGCGCAGATGCGTGGGGTTTACCGGGGTCGGATCTACAACATCCAAGGTGTCCTGCCCGACCCAAAGTCCGGCTTGGACTACCTGACGCTACCCTATTCCGAGGGAGTGAATGATGGCTGACGACATCCAGTTCAGCCTTATCGGTGTCGACGGCCTGCTTGGAAAGCTGGCTACGGTGAATGATGAGGTCAAGCGCAAGACCGGCCGCACCGCGCTTCGGCGCGCTGCCGAGATGGTCGCCAACAACTTCAAAGAGGGCGCCCGGCGATGGGATGATCCGGACACTGGGCGATCCATTTCCGACAACATTGTGCTGCGGTGGAATGGCCGGCTGTTTCGCCGCACTGGCGACCTGGGCTTTCGAGTTGGCGTGCTGCACGGCGCGGTGCTGGTCAAGAATGGCAGCACTGAGAAAAGCGCGCCGACACCGCATTGGCGTCTGCTTGAGTTTGGTACCGAGCATATCGCTGCTGACCCGGTGGCACGCCCGGCCCTGGAAGACCATATCGGCGAAGTAACCAATGAATTCGCCACTCAGTTCGAGAAAGGCCTCGACCGGGCAATTCGTCGTGACCAGAAGTCCAGGAGCAGCTGATGTTCGCACCAATAAACGCCGTGTGCGCCCTGGATGCTGGCGTGATCGCAGTACTTGGATCAGCACCTCAGCGGCTCTACCCGTTCGGTGATGCGCCGCAGGATGGGCAAAAGCCTTATGCGGTCTGGCAGACCATCGGCGGTGATCCGGAGAACTACCTGGCGGGGCGCCCAGACATCGACGGCTACACGCTGCAGGTCGATGTGTACGCCACGACCGGTAAGGACGCGCGGGCTGTGGCCAAGGCCATCAGAGACGCCATCGAGCTGAAGGCCCACATCATCCGCTGGGGTGGTGAGAGCCGCGACCCTGCAACAAAGAATTACCGGTACAGCTTCGACGTGAGTTGGTTCGTGCCCCGCTGAACGGCAGCGGGGCAGCTACTCAGAGCTTTTTGTACATGTCTTCAAAGTCCTTCATTGCATTCATCAGGTTGTCGAACTGCTCTTTCTGGAGATCACCTTTTGACTTGGTGGCTGGGAGTCGAAGTAGCTTACGGAGCATCAGTTTCAAACGTTTCACAGATTCTTCCTCGAGTGTGCCGAATTGGCCAATGCATCCTAATGCATAAAAAACACGCGTTATTCGAGGGGTTTGCATCCTCATTGCCCGCCGAGTGCGGGCGTTTTTTTGCCCGACATTTGGAGAACGCCATGTCGATCCTTTCCCAAGGAACCCAGATTTACGCCGCGGTACCCAGTGCAGGTAATCCATCTGTCTTCGAGGTTATGGAGATCGAGTGCGCTACGGCATTCAGTCCCGGCGGAAACCCAGCTGACCAGATCGAAACCACCTGCCTGAGCGAAACGGTTCGCAGCTATATGCGCGGACTTCGTACTCCAGGCCAGGCAACACTAACTCTGAACGCAGATCCTCGGAATCCATCGCACGTACGACTGCACCAGCTTTCCGAAGACGACTCTATCGAGAGTGTCCGCTGGGTTGTGGGCTGGTCTGATGGAAAAGGCATTGCCCCTACCATTGGCACTACGGGCTCTCTCGCGGCCATCAGCGTTTTGTCTGGCGGTACTGGCTATACCACGGCGCCGACAGTGGCTATCACAGGCGGTGGCGGTACTGGCGCTACGGCAACGGCCACCGTCGCCGGAGGGTCGGTTACCGGCATCAGCATCACATCGCCGGGCACCGGTTACACCAGTGCACCAACTGTCGCGCTCACTGGCGGCGCCGGCTCTGGGGCTACAGCTATTGCGGAACTTGGTGATGGTGATGATTTTGTTCTTCCGCCAACCCGAACATGGTTTGTTTTCGACGGGTACGTATCCGACTTCCCGTTCGACTTTGCGGCAAACACTGTTGTGACCAGCGCGGCGACGATTCAGCGCTCTGGCGGTTCCGCCTGGATCCGTAAGACCACTTAAGGAAAAATCATGCAGCTCAATATTGAAAGCCTCAAGGGGTTTGGTGCCTTCACCGGCGCCCCTGTGAAAAAAACGATCAAGTGGGAGCAGGGAGGTAAGTCTCTGAAGGGCGATGTCTTCGTGCGCCCATTGGGATACCGAGCTGCCGTGAGCGACCTGATTGCATCCGCCGGCATGCAGGACGGCATTGCTGGCCGAATAGCGGCCAGCATTTGCGACGAGTCAGGTGCTCCAGTTTTCACCGTCGCGGATATCACTGGCGATGCAGACCCTGATCGTGGCTCGCTCGATCGCAACCTCACCACGGCATTACTTACAGCCATCGGCGAGGTGAACAACCTGGGAAAGACCCAGCCCTCAGCGACTTCGACGAAGTCTGGCACGAGCTCGCGATCACGCTCTCCTGCACGATCGCGGAAGCCCAAGAGCGATTGAGCCTTCCAGAGTTCAGGCGCTGGGTTGAGTACAGGCGAAAGCGTGGCTCGCTCAATTGGGGGATGCGCATGGAGCGTGGCTGTGCGCTTCTTTCCACGCTCTATGCAAATACCCACGCGGACAAAGCCCGCTACACAATTTACGACTTTATGCCGCACGAGTCGGAGCCTGAACTGACATTGGAAGAGGCCCTTGAAAGTTGGGCCTGAGTGTATCGATCAACGAAAATGGGAAACGCTGGGGTAGCCAATGGCTTCGACACTCGGAACGCTGACGCTCGACCTTATTGCCAGGATTGGTGGCTTCACAGGTCCTATGGACAAGGCCGCGGCCGCGGCGCGCAAATCCGGCAAGGCCATTGCGGAATCGGCTGATGTCGCCGCTCTTGCTTGGGAGGCGCTCGGCCAGGTGGCGGCGGGCGCCCTAGCCGGACTTTCGGTAGGAGCTATATTTACAGCGTTTATTGCTGAGACTAAAGCTGCTGAGCAGGAGCAGGCACAGTTGGCAGCAGTGCTTAGATCTACTGGCGAGGCGGCGGGGTTTAGTCGCAGTCAACTAAACGACATGGCCGGCGCTTTGGAAAAAGCGACCACATATTCCGGCGGTGACATCAATAAGGCGCAGACAGCGCTTCTTGCATTCACTGGAGTGGTCGGTGATCAGTTTCCTCGCGCCCTGCAAGCAGCAGCTGATATGGCTGCTCGAACAGGGGTAACTGTGCAGCAGGCGGCAGAGACTATTGGCCGCGCGCTCGACGTTCCCTCTGAGGGGCTCAGCTCACTGAGCAAGCAAGGCTTTAGGTTCACTGAAGAGCAGAAGAAACTCGCGGAGTCATTCGAATCTACCGGGGATGTCGCCAGCGCTCAGGGCATCATCCTTAAATCTCTCGAGGAGTCATACGGAGGTGCCGCCGCCGCTGCGCGCGATACCTTCGGCGGCGCGCTGGATGGCTTGCGAAATGCTGTCTCTGGGCTGCTGACAGGCGAGGGAAGCCTGGATTCTGCAAAGGCTGCAATCGAAGGCCTGACTACTGTTCTATCTGATCCCAAGGCCAAGACGGTCCTAAATCTGACGGCGCAGGCTGCCTCTGCATTGGCGGTTATTCTGGTGACTCGGCTTGCCGCCGGCGCCGTCGCAACGTCTGCTGCATTTGTCGTGGGCCAGGTTGAGGCCGTGCGGTATCAGCTGGCCCTCGCCCGTATGGCTGGTGTGGCGCCTGCCGCCGCCGCGGGCATTGTCAGCGTTGGTGTCGCAGCTCGTGGCGCCTCTGCTGCGATGGCTCTCCTTGGTGGACCTGCAGGTGTGGTGCTGCTCGCGGCAAGCGCGCTCGCGTACTTCGCATTAAGTGGCAATGACGCCGATGAGTCGGCGGCCACGTTGTCCACTAAGGTTGATTTGCTAGCTCAGTCATTTGAGGGCTTCACCAAGAACCAGGCCGCTGCCGCGCTACAGGAAATCAACAAGGATCTTCTAGATGCGCAGTTGCGCGCCATTGACGCAGAAAGCGCCGTTAGCCAGTACCAGCGCCTGCTGCGCGAGCATCCAAATGATTCTCGGCAGCGCGAATGGAATGAATCGCTGATCACTGCCCAGGGCGAACTCGATACAGCGCGCCAAAAAGTAGAAGCGTTCGGTGATCAGATTAATATCCTTAACGGAATTTTGTCTGCAGCGCCTGTTATTGAGCAGTCAAAGGCCTATCGAGATCTTGCAAAGACGCTGGACGAGCAGATATTGCTAGCCGGAAAGAAGACGAATGCCGACAAGCTCTCTGCGCGCATTGGTGCCGGATTGGTGACGGGTCTCAAAGAGGGGGAGGGCGAGCTTCTTGTAGCTAAGGCAAAAACCTTAGATGCCAGCGAGGCGGCTGCTACGGCCGAGAAAAAGAGAGCTGAGTCGGCTAAGAGTGCAGCGAAGGCAGTCGTTAATGCCGAAAACGCTACGCGTAAGCGAGGGGAAGATGCCGTCACTGACTACCAGCGTCAGATTGCACTAATTAATACCAGTGCTGACGCTAGAAAAAAGGCGACCGAGGTTTCCAAACTTCAATTTGAAATAGAGTCTGGAAAGCTGGTGGGCATCAATGCCCAGCAGCAGGAGCGCTTGAAGATCCTGGCCGCTGAGCTGGATAGTCTTCAGAAACTGAAGTTAGCCAACGAGGATGCGGCTAAGGCTCGTGCCTTTGGCGCGACATTGACCGATGGAAATCAAACCGCACGCATGGGGTTTGAAATCGAGCTTTCAGGCGGTGGCAGTGGCGATAAGCTCAAGGAGCGCTTGAAGGCAGATCTCGCCATTCAGCAAGACTTCAACAAGCAACTCGCTGAGCTTCAGAAGCAATACAACGGCGGCGACATTAGCGAAGATCTTTACAATCAAGAGACGGAGTTACTGCGTGAGGCCTTGGGCCAGCGTATGGAAATCCAGCAGGAATATTACGAACAGCAAGATGAAGCCCAAAACAACTGGCTCGATGGCGTTGCATCTGCTTGGGAAAACTATCGCGATACCGCGATGGACTACCAGCAGCAGGCGGCGGACTTTACGGCCAGTACTTTGGATACGCTCACCGGGACTGTTAGCGACGGCATCGCATCAATGATTCTGGAGTCGGAGAGTCTTGGAGATGCGTTCGTTAATGTGGCGGCCACTATGGCTAAGAGCATCATCAATGCCCTTGCACAAATGGCGGCGCAGTGGCTGGTCTATCAGGCAGTTCAACTCGTTGCCGGAAAGGCGACTCAGGCCAGCGCATCCGTAGCCATGGTCGCTAACGCACAAGCTACTGCGTTTCAAGCCTCTCTCGCTGCGTTTGCGAGTACTGCGGCAATACCAATTGTCGGTCCTCTCCTGGCTCCGGGCGCCGCGGCTGCAGCCGCTACTTTTGCAGCGCCTCTTGTTGCAGGCGTTTCGGCCGCCAGCCTCGCCGGCATGGCGCATGATGGTTTGGATTCCGTTCCGGAAACTGGGACTTGGTTATTGGCGAAGGGGGAGCGGGTTACGACTGCTGAGACCAGCGCAAAACTAGACAGCACTCTTAGCAAGATTCAAGCAGGCCAGTCACGCAAAGGTGCAATTGCTCCTGTGGTGAACCTATACGAGGATGCCTCTAAGGCTGGGACATCCAGGGCAAATTCGGATGGTGGCGTGGATGTCTGGGTTGCAAACATACTGAGCGATGGCCCCGCCCATGATGCCCTTCAGCAGAAGTACGGATTACAGACGAGGGGCTCATGATCATTTACCCAAAGCAACTGTCATTGCCGCTCCATGATGGCTACAAGCTAGACACGATCAGCCCCTTGATGAGGACAAGACTCGATAGTGGGCGGTCGCGCCAAAGGAGGAAGTTCACCAGTGTCCCCACAGAGGTTTCGGTGAAGTGGATATTTAACGATAACCAGGCTTCTTTTTTTGAGGCGTGGTTTGCGAGAACTCTCGGTGATGGTGCGTTGTGGTTCGAGGCTACTTTGAAGACCCCTCTGGGGTTGAAGGATTATGTATGCCGCTTCACAGATATCTATGACGGGCCAGAGCTGATAGGGGTTGATCATTGGGCGTACTCTGCAACGCTTGAGTTGCGCGATCGCCCATTGATGGCGCCAGGTTGGGAAAACTTCCCTGAACTCTGGTTCGGCAAGAACATCATCGACATGGCGATAAACAGGGAGTGGCCGCTCAGCCCATATCAGACGCACATGGGGGCCTTTGACTCTGGCGTTAACAAGGAGTGGCCTGAGCCATGAACCCACTAGAGGTTTGCTACGCATCGCCAGGTAGCGAGGTATTAATACCGACGCTGGAAATATTCAGCATCCCATGGGCCGAGCCGATCTTTATCTGCGCTGGTTTTGAAAATCAGACATGCAGCACAGAGGATGGCCGCGTGGTTACGTTTGAGGCTGGTGGCATCGATGTTGCCTACCCGACAAAGGACAACACCGGGAGCCAGACCGTAACCTTTGCAATTGACGGAGTAATAGGCAGGGCGCAGGGCCTAATCCGTCAAGCCATGGACGCGGACGCGATCATCAGGGTAACCATGCGGCTGTATTTGAACACTGACCTCAGTATGCCTTCTCAGAGGCCGTACTACCTTGTAACCAGCGGCGGAAGCTTCGAAGGCGCAACAATCCGTGTCGACGGTGGCTATTTCAACCTCATCGACACGAACTTCAACCGCGAAACCTTCAACGCACTCAACGCCCCCTGCATTAAGTACCTATAACCATGCCATCACGATACCTAACTGCCATTTACCAAGACGGCGGGCGCGAACTGCCGTCCGTAGATTGCTGGGGACTGACGACGATAGGCAGGTCGGAGCTGTACGGCCTGCCTGGTCTATCCAAGTTTGGAGAGGTGACGCGCCTGGGCATTCACGCCTTCCAGCGCTCCTACAGGGCTGAGGTTAGTAGGGCTCTTGAGCGTTGCGAGCCTTTCCCTGGAGCAATCGCCGCAGCCATGAAGGGCGACATCTGCGCCCATGTTGCTCTAGTGGTACTCAAAGACGACCGCCTGCAGGTGCTGGAGATAAACCCCGGCAGCGGGGCCAGGATCATACGGCTTCAGGAATTCAAAGATAACTACATGAAGGTGGTGTTCTATCGTGATCGAGATCTATGCAAATAAGCTTGATCAGGACGTGCTGCGCGAGTACCAAGTAAGTGCAGAGACCACCGTTGAGCAGTGGCTGATCGATAACGTCAAAGGCTACGAGCGCCGCGCCGTTCCGCCAATGAGCATCGCCATCAATGGATGCCTGACAAGTCCGCCAGACTGGGCTGATGCGCGCTTTGACGGTAGCGACCGGGTGCAAATCTGGATAGAGCCGAAGGGTACAGACCCGATCTCCATCACCATCGCCGCTATTAAGGGCGTGCAAGCGGTGATGAAGCTCATCACGCCGCGGGTGAAACTGCCAAAGACCGGTTCGCCGCAGCAGGGCAGCACGTTGTCCAGTGCAAACGCCAAGGCCAACCAGGTTCGCTATGGCGACCCGGTGCGCGAGCTATTCGGTGAGGATGAGATTTTTCCTGACTATATAGTAGAGCCTCGCCGATACTTCAAAGGCCCAAGGGATGAATGGCAGCACATGCTGTTGTGCATTACCCGAGGTGAATGCCAGGTCAACCCGAGCGATATCAAGATCGGTAACACAGCGGTCATATCGCTTGGCGCAAACGCGACTGCAAGGGTATACGGCCCTGGAGAAGACCTGAGCAACGAGCCGGCCGCCAAGTGGTGGTACCAGGCACCAGAGGTGGGTGTAACAGCCACGGGTACGTCTGGTATCGAGCTGAAGACTACTGTCACGGTCCCGCCAGTTCCAGGCGCTCAGGCGTATCAGTTCAACGGTGATTTGGTCGCGGTTCCTACTGGAGCCGGGGCTTTCCCTGCTGGCTGGGCTGTCGGCATGATCCTGCGAATCGAGGTTATGTATCAGTACATGGTCACGGCTGGCGTCGGTGCTGGTGGTCGGGATGTTATTTCCGGCCCGCTGGAGCAGCTTGGCGCTTTCCCAGGAATGCAGATCGAGGTGGTGGGGGCGAATGCTGGCCGCTACATCGTCAACGATTTCACGCCGGCGGCCGGCGGCGATCCAGCCCACATGACCCTCAACACAACCAGTGGCGCGCCGGTATCTGGCCTCCTGGCCGGTATTGGCTGGGCCTGCATTGGGTATGCTGGCCTTAGGTACCGTCTCACGGCGGCGAGTACGTCGCAGATTGCCGTAGACCGCCTGACTGACGCTGGCGTTACAGACAATGACTGGCCCGGTTTTGACTTCATCGAAAGCAACTCAGCCGTCCTCAGGTTGGACAATTCGAACCTTGAAGGTGACTGGGCTGGGCCGTTTGCGCTTTGCCCGCCAGGTCTCAAGGCAACGAAGCTCTCCTTCACCGTCCTGTTTCCAAGCGGGTTGGCGGGGGTAAACAACAAGGGCGACCTTGAGCCCTGGAGTGTTACTTACGAGTTCCAGTACCGGGATAGAACAACTGCTGGCGCCTGGGTTTCGTTCAGTGAAACGATCAGTGATCGAACCCTGGACCAGATCGGTTTTACGCGGGAGCTGACAACGGCGTCTGCTATTGAACCAGAAGGCCGTATGCGCCGAATCGGCGCGAAGTCCACGCTGACCAACGTGCAGGACAATATCCAGTGGTACGACGTACGGGCATTGCTTCCGAGCCCTACGAGTTACCCGGGCTGGACGATTCTGGCCCTATCTGCGGCCGGCGGCGGCAAGCTCTCAAGCCAAAGCGAGAACAAGGTGTCGGTGGTGGCCACGCGCAAGTTACCGATCTTGGTCAATGGGGCTTGGACGCCAGACAACCGTCTTACGCGCGATATCGCCCCAGCATTCAACTATATCGCGAAGGCGCCTGGGTATCAGGACGCTGACATCGACACGGAAGAACTGGCAGCGTTTGACGCGGTGTGCAAGGCCAGGGGCGACACCTTCAACTTGTCGATCGATTCGCTCATGACCGTCAAGGAGGCACTGAATACCGCGCTCGCCCCAGGCTTCGCAGAGTTCACCATCAGCCGCGGTCGGCTGCGCCCTGTGCGCGACCAGAAGCGGGAAGGCTTCGATACAGAGTATTTCCCGCCCGGCACGCAAGGTTACTCGGCCCAGAACATGAAGGGGCCGCTGCGCATCAGCTTCAAATCCCCAGACCCTGGGTCAGAGCATGACGGCGTGGACGTTGAGTACAAGGATCGCCGCACGCGCCAAACCGAGACGGTTAAGTGTCGGCTGCCTGGGCACCAAGGCCTGAAAGCCGAGAAGGTCCAGGCCCTGGGGATAGGCGACCGTGATCGCGCTTACCGTCTAGGGATGCGGCGCGCAAGCGAGACCAGGTATCGACGCTGGAGCTATTCGTTTGAAACGGAACTTGACGGCAACAACAGCGATTACATGGGTCTTGCCGGCGTGTCAGACGATACGCCAGGAAGAGGGCAGAGCGCCTTGCTGCTTGGCATATCCCTGGGCTCTGGCAGCTACATCCTCGAAAGCTCTGAAGCTTTTATATGGGAGCCAGGCGTAGCCCACACCGTCGGCATCAGGCGTCAAGACGGCACCCTCAGCGGCCCATGGACGGCCACACGGATAGGCGACTACCACCTTAGCATTCCGACGCTCGACTTCGTCCCTGACACAAGCTGGGACAGGGAACCGCCACATCTGCTATTCGGCCCGGTAACCAGGGAATGCCACCGCGTTCTGATCAGCAAGGTAACCCCCAAAGGAAGCGAAAGCGTTTCTGTTCAAGGATTCAACTACGACGACAGGGTTTACCTGTACGACAACGCATCAGCGCCAGACTAAATAACTAAGCCCACACAGGCCCGCCATTGAGCGGGCTTTTTTGTGCCCGGAGAAAAGAATGCCATACGACACCCTGAACCCAGTCCCGTCTACCGATCCTCGAGACCTGTATGACAACGCCGCCATCACGGACAAGTACGTGAATGGATATCAGCCTTTTGTCGCTGATCGACTTGGCAAGCAACGCCGAACCTGGATGGGAATGGAGGAAGACTTCAACAACGCCCAGGAGGGCCGCGCAACTCAATTCGATCAGTTCTTGGCAGGTTCGGCTTTTGTTTGGCTTGGCGATTACGGCGCTGGGATCACATTTACCAGTCGAAGCCAGTATCTGGTACGGGATGGCTACGCCTACCGATTGGCGGACTCCACCACCCTGCCATATACCACCACGGGCAATTGGGCGCTTGAGCAGACGAAGTTTAGCCTGATCAACTCAGACGACGTTCTTCGGCAAGAATTGTCCCAGGCGCCAGGGGCGGGGTTGGTCGGATTCAGCGAAGCTCAAACTTACGCAGCAGAAACGGTAGGCGCTGCATTAAAGAATGCGATGCGAAAAAATGTTAGAGGTTTCGGCGCTGTCGGTGATGGGGTTACGGACGATACAGCAGCAGTTAAGGCAGCGATTGCGGCCGCAGGCCCATATGGACTGGTGGTATTTGACGAGGCTGGAGAATACCTCGTCAAGGAAGTTCTAGTTCAGCAGATCGGGCAACAGTGGGTTGGGCAAGGCGGCCAAAGGTCTGCACGCTTGAAAAAGGGGTTTAATGGCGACTTGGTTGTTATGGCGAATCAAGGTGCGATAAGCGATCTCACTCTTAATAATAACGGAACGAACTACACTGGGCGCGGCATATTTGTCCCGTCTGGCTTTTCTCAAACGCTTTTCCGGGTGCGGTCAGTTCAATCAAAAGGACCAAGTCTTGAGTTCGCACAAGATGCTGGTGGCGGCTGCAACGTCATAATCTTCGAAGGCGATACCATTGATCAAGATGTGGTAGGTGCTATCAAAATTGCCGGCGACACAGGTCCGCACCCGAGAATGTTCAGTGGCATTTGGTTGAGTGGCGGGATTCTAGATATAGCATCTCCAGGGGCCGGCAATGGTTGCAGCATGAGTAACTTTTACATCAAGAATATCAAAACGGCGGGTCCAGCTGCCGGTGGTACCGCATTGATGCATTTCTCAAATGGCCGCGTGGCCTCAATAGCAGATACCACGACTCTTTCTGGGTCGGATATCACCTTGGTCGGGGTGGCTTTTAGCGGCCCTGTTGTGCTAGCGAACATGCAAGGTCTGCGAGCAGAAGCGTGCACTTTTGGCGCGGGAATATCAGAAGATTTCGTAACTTGCAGATTTAATTCATACAGCGATCAGGTTAAAACTTTTTCTCCTGGTTGGACACAGGGTTCCGGTTCTCAGCCTTCAATTGGCAATGGATCGCTAACTGGTAAATATCTTAGACAAGGCTTCCTAGTAAAGCTTGAAATATCACTAACTGTTGGCTCAACTACCACATTTGGTAACTCGGCAGGACCTTGGATATTTGGTTTGCCAATAGGAGGCACGCAAAACTCTACTCAGGACTTTACGGCGGGTCAGTGTTTTGACGCTTCAGCATCAACAGATTTCATGGTGAATGGTCAGATAGCGGCAGGTGAGAAAGCTATGACAATCTCAAGAAATGGCCAGGGCGTCAGGGACTCTTTCCCTTTCGCCTGGGCAGCTGGAGATACAATAAAGCTTAGCTTCTGCTACATGTCAATCTAAGTAATGGCGCCGATAAGGCGCCATTCGCATGACCTACTTTTTTATAGCTTTAATTAAAATAGGCGAGATCTGTGTGCTTGCCATCTTAGAACCTGCAATTGAAAGATGCTCAATGTCTGAATAAATTAGATTCCCATCTCTAAATTTTCGGCATTTATCATCTGGGCAGAGCGACTCTGCAGGATCAATGTATTCCGTGTTTTGTTGCCCTATGGCAAAGGCGCGTAGCGCTTTATTTATTGTGAAAGCTGGTGAGTCTTTCGGCATGAAGTCGAAACTTGAATCGCATGGCTGATGTATATATCTTGGTCTTAGCAAGCAAGATGCCGCCGACTGTCCGGAAATAGTATATGGTTGGACTCCAATTATTATTAAAGTTCTGCTTCCAATCTGCTCGCGAAGAACTTTCATGTTTTTTACTATGAATTCGTTGTATTCTTCGTCGTTTTTGAAGGTCGCTGGCTTTCCTTGTCTGTCTCCTAGTATTTGTTTGTATACCGGCCATGCTATTGTAAATATAACTGGCTTGTTGTCCTGTTTTATTGTTTCAATGACTTTCCTATAGTGCTCAAGGCATGGTGTTGAAATAGATCCATTCTCTATTTTTGTATAGCTCTCTGAAAGGTAGCACCCCTGCCTAATAAGAGCGGCAATCTGTATGTTGTTAGCGCGCATTGTTTCGTCTATACCGCTTGCATACTGAAGAGCAAAACTGTCTCCGACTAAATAAGCATCTGGCGATTCTTTATTTGATCCGAGTTTTGAAAAGTTGTCGAAAGGATATCCCCCATAGTTTTTAATGTGGAAGTTTGCTGGGTCTGTAGTTATGTTTTTGTAAGCCTCGGGTGTTCTTGAGCTGTACCCTCCTGAAGATACGATTTTATATGCTACCAATGAAATCAGAGATGTCATGAGTATAGTTGCACATAGACCGATGATCTTCTTTTTTGAATCCTTCGATATAAATACTTTTTCAATTGTATGGTGCATGATCGAGCCAGCAATCAGCGCTAGCAAGAATAGGCTTATCTTTTCGTTAATGTTAAGTTCTCTGAATATGTAGTACTTATAAAAAACAATCAGAGGCCAGTGAATCAGATATGCTGAATATGATATTAAGCCTATATATACGACAGGCTTAAACCGTAGGGCAGCACCCATGCTTTGAGATTGACCAGAATAAATGCACGCTGCTGCGCCTAGACACGGAACCAGAGCGCGAAGGCCAGGGAACGATGCGGATGAATCAAGTATGAAAGCGGACGAAACAATCAGAGCTACGCCAATCAAGAGAATGCATGACTCGACAGCCTTGCTGGCACGTTTGTTATTGATGAATACCAGTAGTGCGCCGATGGACAGCTCAAATACACGAAATGGCATCATGAAGTATGCGGCGGATGAGTCATAGGACAGCATCCATTGCGAAGCTGCAAGGGATACAACTGTCATGGCGACCAGCGCGCCAACCAGAAAACGTGGTGAAACCTTTAAAGAAGCCCACACCACGAACGGCCATACCACGTAGAATTGCCATTCTGCCGCCAGTGACCATGTATGCAATAAGGGTTGCGTTAGAGCATCTGCATCGAAGTAGCCTTGATGTATCCAAAAGTAGAAGTTAGATGCTGAAAAGATGGCGTAGCTGCTTGCGCTAGCGAGCGTACTGAATGATGCAGGGTCCATCAGTAAATAACCCGCACCTAAGCAAAGTGCAATGGTGGCTATTAGTGCAGGGTGCAGGCGTAGCAAACGCCTGGCGTAGAAGTCAAAGAAGGTAAATCGATTCTTTTCGATGGAGTTTTTTATTACTTCGGTGATTAAAAATCCAGATATAACAAAGAAAACATCAACTCCCACAAATCCACCGGGCACGCCAAGACCGAAATGGAATAGGAGAACAAGAATAACGGCAATTGCTCGAAGCCCATCAATATCGGGCCGGTAGCTTGTGTTTCTGCTGTGCATAAAATCCCTTTTTTGGCGAGGGCGGAAAGTTAACGTGGCGACGATTCTACAAGTGAATGGCATGCGTGTCAGTTAAGAAAATGGTTAAACCGAATGCCCGCCAACTGAGCGGGCTTTTTTTCGCCTGGAGAAAAGTATGAACGCAACCGAGAAAGACCGGGACATCCTGGCGCGCACGGTATGGGGTGAAAGTAGAGGTGAGGGTCTTGAGGGCCAGATCGCCGTCGCCTGGACCATCCGCAACCGAGTGTTCGACGGCAAGGCTAAGTCCTGGTGGGGAGAGGGCTACGCGGGTGTTTGCCTGAAGCCCTGGCAGTTCAGCTGCTGGAACCAGAACGACCCGAACTACGCATATCTGAGCGGTGCAAAGCAGATCCCGGCGGCGCAGTTCGCCCAGGCGCAGCGGGCGGCTGACCAAGTGATGTCTGGCGCGGTACCAGATCCAACCGGCGGCGCCACGCATTACTACGCGACAACCATGCCCAAAGCCCCGGCTTGGGCGGCGAAGGCCACGCAGACGCTGCGCCTTGGTCACCATGTCTTCTTCAAGGATGTGCCGTGATGACGCCCGTTCAGAAGCTGATCGGCCTGGGGCTGGCAATCCTGCTGGCGCTGGCCATCGGATTTGGTGGCGCGTGGCAGGTTCAGGACTGGCGCCTGGGCAAGAAGATGGCCGAGCGTATCGCGGAGCAGGGCGCCCATCACCAGAAGGAACTGGATGCAATCACTGGCGAGGCCTGGCTTCAGCAGTCGGCCGAGCTGGATAAGCGCCTGGCCACCGAGGAAAAGCTCGCGCTCCAGGACCAACAACACACCAAGGAATTATCCGATGCTCAGCGCAATCAGGCTCGCCTGCGTGACCAGCTTGCTACTGCTGATGTCCGGCTGTCAGTCCTCATCGAGGATTCAGCCAGTGGCTGCAACGTGCCTACCACCCCCGGCGCCATCGGCGTGGTTCATGCAGCCCGTCGAGCCCAACTTGACCCAGCGTATGCTCAAAGAATTTTTGCCATCACCGACGATGGGGATAACGCCGTAATTGCCTTGCGTGCGTGCCAAGCGTATGTCAGAGCCATCAAATGAATCATCCATGGGGTGCTAAGGAGTCCTTCGTTTAAAATGCAGAGCGAGTGAAAAAAAGATATTATGGTAGGAATGAATAGTAAAAATACAATAGGAAGTAAAAAGAGTGGAAGTGATTGGCGTGCTTTTTGCCTTTTTGGCGATATCTATAGCTTTGTTGTCGACTTACTTTATTTCTAGCAGATTGTCTGTTTCAGATAGTGTCGGTCGGTTTGTTACTATTGATGGATTGAGAGGGTATTTGGCTTTTTTTGTATTCCTTCATCACTCTTGCATATGGTTTTTTTATTTGAAGAGTGGTAGTTGGTCTAATCCGCCAATTAGAGTTTTTGTAAGTTTTGGACAGGTCGGAGTTTCGCTGTTTTTTATGATAACGGGATTTCTGTTCTTTTCTAAAATGCTCGATGCTCGTAACACTGGAGTTGATTGGCTTAGGTTGTATGTGTCTAGATTTTTAAGGTTGGTACCACTCTACTTTTTCTCGATGGGGTTGCTGTTTTTAATTGTTTTTATGGTTACCAGGGATAAGCCGCTCGGTGAGCCCAGTGAAATACTTCTGAGTATTTCCAAATGGCTTTTATTCACTATTAGATATGGCTCTCCTGATATAAATGGTCTGGCGAATACAAATCTTATTAATGCGAGTGTTGCATGGAGCCTCCCATACGAGTGGACGTTTTATTTTGCGCTTCCTTTGGTATTTTTGGCCATTGGAGGCAGGTCCTCAATTAAGTATCTGTTTTTGAGTGTGCTATGCATGTATATGTTTGGTAGCCTGTACTTTGCCAATGGTTTTTATTGGCTGTTTGTTGGCGGTATGTTCGCGGCACTTGTTGTCAGGCTGGAGTCGTTTAAGAATTTCTCCGCTTCTAAGTTTTCTTCTGTAATTATCTTGTTGTTATTGGGTGTGGTTTTTACAGGGTTTTCGTCTATTTATGAGAGTGTGTTGGCGAAGGCGTTAATGGTAGCTGCTTTCTGTCTGATTGCAGGTGGTAATAGTGTTTTCGGTTTGTTTAAAAGCAAGGTCTCGCGAGTGATGGGGGAATTAGCTTATAGTATGTATCTTCTTCATGGGATTCTGTTGTATGTGATGTTTAAGTTGGTTTTTGGGGTTGCGGTGATCAGTCAGGTCAGTGCGCTTCAATACTGTTTTGTTATTCTGGCGCTCACGCCGGTTTTGGTTTTTATATGTGGCCTAACATTCTCCTTGATTGAGCGTCCTGCGATGAAAAAAGTTACAGCCGTCACAGAGTGGCTTAGGTTTGAGAAATCAACCCAAGTAAAGCTCTAGGTGCAGCGGGGGAGCAGTTAAAGACTCTGGGATAGTGTTTTGATGGAGCGCGCGCTCCTGGATTTCATGCTCAAGATTCCAGACTGCTCTTCAGTTGGAAAGCTCCATGAGATCAGCCTCAAGGAAATGCTCATCTGCATAGAAATTGGAAAGCAGGGAAGGTATAACGAGTACCGTTTTTCCAGCTTGCCTATTTTTTCAAGCGCCTCGGCGAGCTTTGCTTCTGTCTCGGCCTTTCCCGTCATCAGCAGGTCATTCATCTGCACCAGGCCTGCGATATTCGCCCGCGCTCTACGCAGCATGCGCTCGGTCTCTACCAGCTCGTCCACGAGGATTGCGCACTGGTGCTGGTACATCTCCAGCGGAGTGGGGCAGCCGAGCCAATCATCGGTGTCCATGTCAACGTTCATAGCGTGAATCTCAAATACTGTATGTGCGTACAGTAATCGAGGTTTGGACGTGGCGCGATTTGAGCCGACGAGCTGTAGGGGCTTGCGGCTATTCCGATTCCATCAGCACGGCGAGAGTCATTTTGATGAACTCTTCGTTGTGTCCGACTGTGAAGAGGGCGCCTCGCACGTTTTCTTCCACCTCGGCGGAGCCGCGTTGCTCAACCCAATTTGACAGCTCCAGGATGGACGCTTCGAGGGCAAGTTGGTTTTCGTAGAGTTTGGAAAGCAGGGAAGGGATTAGGTCTGAGTTCGGCAT